ATGAAAGTTATTGAAGATGAGATTAACCCTACCCTAAAGCCTAGGAAAGTTTTAATTGATAAAGAACCTAAGAAAGCTAAGTACCTACAAGATGGTAGACTTTCTGCAGTGAGTGCAAGAATGTTATCTGAATTTTTAGGTACTGAAATAAAACAAACTGATACTGATAAGTGGGATCCTAAGAAAACGTTTCAAAGATTTAAAATGACTGAAGCAAATTTAGGTAACATGGATATGGTTAGAGGTTTATTGTTAGACAATGGATGGATACCTTCTATGTTTACACCAGGTGGTGAACCTAAAATTACAGAAGATACTTTACATACTATTAAAGGTGGTATGGGACAAAAAGTTTTAAAGTATTATCAGTTAAGATCTAGACACTCTGTTATTAGAGGTTGGATAGAGTTAGCTGAACTTAACAATGATAGAGTTTATGTTGAGGCTTTTAATATTGGAACACCAACTTCAAGACAACGTCATTCTAAAGTTGTAAATGTACCTAACTCAAATGCATTTTTTGGATCTGAGATGAGATCTTTATTTATTGCTGATGAGAATAAAGTTATGGTTGGATGTGATAGTTCTGGAAATCAGATTAGAGCATTATGTCATTACTTAAATAATAAAGAAGTTAGTGATCATGTTTTAAATGGTGACATCCATCAACACAATGCTGACACTGTAGGTGTATCAAGACCTTTAGCTAAGGGTCTACTTTATGCTACAGTATTTGGTGCGGGTTTTGCTAAGCTTGGTAAAATGGTTACTGGTGTTGAAGATGTTGATAAGGGTAAAGAGGTTAAGAATAAACTTTATAATGCCCTGCCAGGTCTTAAAGAACTTGTTGAGAAGTTGAATAGATTTTTCTACACAACTAAGAATAAAGATGGCCTTGGATTTATTCCAGGGTTAGATGGTCGTAGAATATTTGCTGAGTCTAGTTTTAAATGTTTAAACTATTTACTCCAAACTTTCGAAGCCATTACAGTTAAGACTGCTGTAGTTAATTCTTTTAAAATGTTTAAAGATGAGAATATCGAAGTTGATATACTTGGTTTAATTCATGATGAAGTTCAAGTACAGACTAAAACTGAGAACGTTAAACGAGTTAAAGAAATACTAGAGTACTCATTCGGAGATTATATTACTAAGAAATTAGAATTAAATATTCAAATGGGCGGTGATGCCAAACACGGAAATTCGTGGCTTGATACTCACTAATACTAAACGGGTTAGCGGTAAAACGCTAGCCCAACAAAATTATAGAAAGATTAAAAAAATGAATAAAAACAAGATGATAGGAATAATTGATGGTGATGTGTTGTTATACAGGGCATGCCATAAATCGTTAAAAGATAACTTAGATGTTAAGAAAACATTTGATGAAATATATAAAAGCGTACAAGATGAAACACAATGTGATGAATACTCATTACATATATCTGCTAGAGGAAATTTTAGGAAAGAGATTGAACAAAATATAACAGTCTATAAAGGTAAAAGGAAAGAGAAACCTGAGAACTTTAAAGAATGTAAAGATCATGTATTAGAAAATTATAAGGTTATTAGTAAAGAAGGTTTTGAGGCTGATGATACAGCTTCTGTTGAAGCAACTGCATATTTAAATACAGGTCAACTTTATATGTTAATCACTGTTGATAAAGATTGGCAAATAATCGGTGGGTTGTTTTATAATATGATGCACAAATACGTTAAAGCTATTTCTAGATTTGATGCGTGTGAGTTTTTAAACACACAATTATTAACGGGTGATACTGTTGATAATATACCAGGATTAAAAGGTGTTGGTATTGTTAAAGCTACTAAATTATTAAAAGGTAAAACTTTAATAAAACAATTTGAATCTGTAATTAGAATGTATAAACAATTTCACCCTGATGATTATGTTACTAGATTAGAAGTAATGGGTAAGATGTTATATTTAGTTAAGGATTATAAAGATCATTCAAATTGGACAATAGATTATTGGAAGGGCTTTATACAAAATGTGTAAACGTGAAAGTAAACTAAAATATTACAGATCAGTTAAAGGTATTTGCAGTCGATCATTTAATCACTGCAAAGACCGTGTTAAGAAATATAGATTAGACTTTGATTTAGACTTAGAATATTTAAGATCTATTTATCCTATAGACAGTAAGTGCCCTATTTTAGGTTACACAATGAAACCTAGTCAAGGCCTTTTAGGTGGCGATAATTACAGTCCTACACTAGATCGTAAAGATCCTAGTAAAGGTTACATTAAAGGTAATGTAGAATTTGTATGTTCGTTAGCAAATAAAATGATGAGTAATGCAAGTGGTAAAGATTTAGTTCGTTTTAGTAAATGGATTGATGAGAGGTATAATAATAATATAACATGAGAGGTATAATATGGGTAAGGACACTAACTTTATAAAACATACAAGTTGTGAAGGTTGTGGTAGCAGTGATGCTAATGCAGTTTATAGTGACGGATCTGCTTTTTGTTTTTCTTGTAAAAAGACACAAGGTAAAGATACGCAAGATACGGAAGTTGTTTTTGATGTTGTTCAAACTAATCTAAACTTAGATGAGATTGAATCATTACCTGTTGATACATTTAGAAATATATCTAAACAAGTATTGTACAATGCTGGAGTCAAAGTTGAGTATGATCAAGATAGAAATATTATTAGTCATTACTATCCAATTACAATTAATAAAAAAGTTAAAGCTTATAAGAAAAGAATAGTAGCAACTAAAGATTTTAGAGTTGTTGGTAAAGCCGAAGTCCCTGAGTTATTTAATCAATCTAATTGTGGTAGATATAAAAACTTAGTTATTACTGAAGGTGAGATAGATTGTTTATCTATAATTGAAATGCTTACTAAAGCCAAAGCCAAATTTGATGTTGTATCAATTGTTAATGGTGCTCAGTCGGCTAGAAGAAATATAGCTTCTAATTTAGATTTTGTTAATAAATACGATAAAGTATTTTTAGCATTTGATAATGATGAGCCTGGTATTGCTTCTGCTAATGATGCCGCCCATGTTATAAAGCCTGGTAAAGCACATATTGTTAATAGTGTTTATAAAGATGCTAACGATGCTCTATATAAAGAACAATCTGATACTTATTTATCTAATGTTTGGGGTGCTAAGGTTTACAAACCTGATAACTTTGTTAGTGGTGAAAAAATCTGGGATGCTTTTAAAGAAAGATCTACAGTTAAATCTGTACCTTATCCTAATTGTTTAAAAGGTTTAAATGATAAGTTGTTTGGTATGAGATTAGGTGAGATTACTTTATTTACATCTGGTACTGGATCTGGAAAGTCTACTGTTGTTAAAGAAACAATATTAAATTTATTAGATAACACTGAAGATAAAGTAGGATTAATATCATTAGAAGAATCTATTGGTGATACTGCTACTAAACTTATTGGTATGTCTATTAATAAAAATATTAGAATGCCTGATGATGTTACTGAAGAAGAAGCACGTAAAGGTTATGAAAAAGTATTTGGTGATGAAAGATTAATTCTTTTAGATCACCAAGGATCTGTAGCTGATACTTCTTTGTTAGATAGGATTGAATACTTAGCAGCGTTAGGTTGTAATTATTTGATACTTGATCATATAACTATTGCTGTAAGTGAAGGTGTAGACGGTGCTACTGGAAATGAAGCGGTTGATAAAGTTATGAGTTCTTTGTTAAAAATTGTTAAAAGATATAATATTCACTTAACATTAATATCTCACTTAAGAAAAAGTTCTGGTGAAGGTAAAAGTTTTGAGGAAGGTATTATGCCTAATTTAGATTCTATAAAAGGATCTGGATCAATTAAACAAATAAGTTTTGACATTATAGGTTTTGCTAGAAACATGATGGCTACTGAAAAATCTGATAGAAATATTGTAAAGTTTGCAGTATTGAAATCTAGATTTTCTGGTGACACTGGATCTGCAGGACAAGCGTCTTATAATGTAAGCACTGGAAGACTAAATTATAGTGAAAATAATTTGGCTTTTGAAGAAGTGTAGTAAACCAGTTTCGGTTAGAAGTTAGGTAATGTACGTAAGACTAGATATAGCAGGCAGCTAACAGACAATGATACAAGGATGACAAATAGGCGATCCTCTCTCAAGCCTACATCAGTATTAGAAAACCGAAGCAGCTGAGCAACCTGTTTAAAAGGCTCACAAGATTTAATAGGGGG